GGATGATTCATGTAATTCCTTTTGTGAGGGGGCAGGGTGAAATGCCCCACCCCCTCGGTTGAAGGGAACTTAGTCTACGCTAATTGGAATACCGATTAGCTTCGACTTCGTGGACTTCTTTTAACCCGCAGTTAGCGTCAAGGTACGTGACACAACGGGTTACAAGTTTCACTCGTGAACTCACCTCTTTCTTCTCCTGTAAGAAGTCAGCGTGAACTTCGTTCAGAGGAACTTGTTCTACCTCAGCGGATAATCCCAATGCTTCCAGCTGAGCATCTGTGTAATGCTCGTATGCATCCCGCACGTGCCTATGACCTTTCTCGTCACGGACTGTGGATATCGGCATAGTATTGTTCTTGATTTCGTTTTCACGCATACGGTCCCTGAGGACTTGCATACGATCTGAGACAGGCAGAATCTTACTCGACTTCTGAGAAGTCAGAGCAGGGTTAAGCTGTTCCAATAGGAAATCAATGTCGTTACCGCCTTCTGGGTCACAGAAGTACACACACATTGAGTACAGGTCTCTGTATGTGTTGACACGGTTTCGACCAGAAGCCCCGTATTCCTTTCTAGTAGCCGTTGGTTCTGGCGTATTCCTAGTAAAGGTTGTAAGGGTATGTAGGTTCGTATCCTCACCTTCTTCCATAATGTGGATTACTCCGCTCTCGTCACTATCCCAAGCTGACTGAGCTTCCTTTCTACATTCGGAAGCAGCTTTCTTAGTCACTGAGTTGAGCCGATACGTATGCTCTACCCTAAGAACGCCTAGATTTCCAGATGTGAACTCTCCGATTAACGCAGGATGTCCTAAGCCGTGAAGCCTAAGTTCCGCATCGTAGTGTGCATACCTGTCCAATCTAGCGGTATCACGCTGGGCATCGTAGAAACCACAGAAAGCTCTGTTGATTCCTTCGGCTGTCCGCTCCGAGTCTTTCGCAATCTTCAGCGAAATCGCCCTGGACGCTATTAACGCAGCATCACGGGTGTTCTCTTCGTCGAGACCTCCCTGCATTTTGGTTTTACCCTCAACTGCAGCGATCTCTCCAACGTTGTTTCCCATCGTTTGAACGTACTTATCAAAACTAGGGGAACCTACTTTGGCTGAATTAGCCATATCTACTATCCTTTGGGGACGTTTCGTCCCCGCAGAGGTAACAGGCCAGACCACAATGGTCTGATCGCCTGGGTGGGTTTTAACGTGACCACCACACGGTACAACAAATCTGTTAGGCGATTGGTAACCTGCTGATAGACCAGGAGATATTTACTAAGCGGACCGTTCCACTCATACCAGATGGTATCTCCATCCCCGTTAACTAGCAGGACATGTCAGTGGAATGTAGTCTGAGGAATGCATTTAAACCTCCTTATGCACTAGAAGTTGGTGTCTATCTATAAACAAACAAAAGGAGGGGCTGCCGCTTTTCCTGGTCTATCATCTGCCGAGGAGTCCGCTCTTCTCTAATCCCTGGAGTCTTACACACCTAGGTACTTCTCGCCAAGTGAGGAGGGAGAGCTATTTCTAGCCCTTCTGCATTTTAGGTACCTTGCTCACTGGCTCCCGATGTTTCGTCCTTCAGGTGACTTCTCTTGATTTTGACTACGGTAAGAATCTAGAAAACCAGTAGCCGAGCGACTCAGTGTACTAGCGACCTCTAGCTATTTTGTCTAGGTATGCTACACCGCCTAGACTAAATCGCTAGATTTTCTAAATTCGTCCGTAGTCAAAATTAAGGGAAGTCGCATGAAGCACGGAACATTGGGGGTCAGTGGGTAAGGTATTTAAATTGCAGAAGGACTAGGAATGGTATCGCCCTCCCACACTTGATGAGAAGCACTTAGATGTGTAAGAATGTAGGGATTAGAGAGGGGGGGTCACTGGCGGATGATAGGCTAGGAAAAGCGACAGTTAGAAAAAAAAAGGGCGAGCTTGCTCGCTCCGTTTTTCTGTTGCTTTTCCCCCCAGTACCCCCGACCCCCCCTCTACAGTGGTAGTAGGGGGCGATACCATAAAACACTGTTTTGCACATCCTACAACAAACTTTTGATATTTACATCGCTTTCTTGTCTCTCACCCATTATTCTATGGCACTGTAGTATCTAACTTTATTATTTAGAAGTACATTAGATTAGGTTATAAGTCTAGATATTTAAGTCTAGATTATCTAGTATAGATTACCTATATAGGTAATATTAACTAATAGGAGGATAATGGTTGAGTTAAAACAAATCGTAAAAGAGGATCTCCTTCGGGTTCTCTCTGAGGCAGTAGAGGCGTATGAGCTTGCTGCCATACGTGATCGAATGGGGTACATAGCTTGTGGCTATACAGCCGAAACATTAGTTGAAACTTTTCCTAAATATTTTGCTCAACACAGCAGTGGCAAGGTGAAGTTTATAGGAAAGAGTGCGAATGAGGTATTGGAAAATTATCTTGAAGGGTTAGGTTATAAGCGTGGTAGTCGCAAATGGTATCAGCTTGCACAGTGGGTAGTTGACTTGGCACAAGAAGAGGAGGAGGTAGACATTGAAAGCTACATTAAAAAAACAAGAGCTAAAAGATGCGGAGGAGATCGCCCGCATAATGAGGGGCCGATCAGACGTCGCCCTAGTTACAGGGGTTCAAAAGCCTTTATCAGAAAAACTCCATAGATATGGACAGCTTCTTTTGCAGTCCCAACGTGAAGAAAAAAATAAAAATACTGAACTTGCAGAAAGGCTTCGGGGGGATGCAGAAATAATTTTTCATCATTTCCAAACTAAAGTAGATTGATGAATCTAGATTTAGCCACAATAACGAAACGGCTAGACACACTGACGCCTGATGTCCAAAAAGAAGTTCTCATTCTTTTGGAGGAGTTATCAGATGCTAAAACTAGGACTGTTGCAAATGTAGATTTTCTTGCCTTTGTAAAAGAAGTATGGCCTGCTTTTATTGAGGGGGATCATCATAGAATCATGGCTGATGCGTTTAATAGAATCGCAGAAGGGAGCCTCAAAAGACTTATAATAAATATGCCACCACGACATACTAAGTCAGAATTTGCTTCTCATCTTTTTCCAGCATGGTACCTTGGAAGGTTTCCTGATAAAAAAGTAATTCAGACTGCACATACTGCGGAGCTTGCAGTAGGCTTTGGTCGTAAAGTGCGTAACCTTGTTGGATCAGAAGACTACCAAAAGATATTTAAAGATGTTTCTTTGAGTACTGACTCGAAAGCTGCAGGTAGGTGGAGTACCAATAAAAATGGTGACTACTTCGCTATTGGTGTAGGTGGTGCTGTAACGGGTAAGGGTGCAGATATTTTGATTGTCGATGACCCACATTCAGAGCAGGAAGCCGCATTAAACGATCCTTCGGTATATGATAAAACATATGAGTGGTATACATCTGGTCCCCGTCAGAGACTTCAGCCTGGGGGTGCAATATGTCTTGTGATGACACGTTGGTCGAAAAAAGATTTAACGGGAAGCATTATTAAGGCGTCTGTACAAAGGGGTGGGGATGAATGGGAAGTAATAGAGTTCCCCGCAATACTTCCAAGTGGCAAGTCATTGTGGCCAGGATTTTGGCCTATAGAGCAATTGGAATCACTAAAGGCAGAACTGCCTATTGGTAAATGGAGTGCTCAGTACCAGCAAGACCCTTCGTCCGAAGAAGGTGCCATCATCAAAAGGGAGTGGTGGAAAGAGTGGACAAAGAAAAGTCCACCGGCTTGTGATTTTATTATTCAATCTTGGGATACTGCATTTCTTGCAAAAGAGACTGCCGACTATAGTGCATGTACTACGTGGGGTGTATTTACAGATCAAGATAATGTATCTAATATTATTTTAATAGATGCACTCCAAGAAAGATTAGAGTTCCCTGATCTAAAGGCACGTGCCTACGAAATGTATAAAGAGTATAAGCCAGATGCTTTCATCGTGGAAGCAAAGGCTGCAGGAACACCATTGATTTTTGAACTACGTAGAATGGGTATACCCGTGGGGGAATACGTTCCCAGCAGAGGAAGAGATAAGATTGCGAGAGTAAATGCGATTTCAGATTTATTTTCTTCTGGTCATGTTTGGGCACCAAAGACAAGATGGGCAGACTTGGTCGTAGAAGAATTTGCAGCATTTCCAACTGGCGATCACGATGACCTGGTAGACTCTTCTACACAAGCTTTATTGAGATTTCGTCAGGGTGGATTTATAAGAATAGAAAGCGACGAAGAGGAAGAAGAACTTCTTCTTAACAGAAAGGCAGATTATTATTAATGGTTGACTCTAGAGTTATATTTTCTCATTGTGTATGTTATACAATAATGAAGAGGAATAGCCTGTGGCGATAGACAAAGCAATTGAACCTATTATTAGTGAGTTTGAGCAATTGGGCGTAAGCCCTGAAGAAATTGCTCAAGAGGTAATGCTTGCAGAACAAGCAGCTGATGGTGAGTCCATGTTGACTGATATGGACGACGGTGGGATGATGGTTGACTTTGATCCCATGGCTGACCTTGGAATGGACGAAGAAGATTCATTCGACTCGAATCTCGCTGACTTTCTTGATGAAGGTGAATTACAGCATCTTGGATTAGAACTTGTTGGAAAATTTAATTCTGATAAAAATAGCAGGGGTGACTGGGAAAAAACCTACAAACAAGGGTTGGACCAGTTGGGTCTGGAGATTGAAGAGCGTACAACTCCATGGGCTGGAGCATGTGGCGTATTTCATCCAATGCTTTCTGAAGCGGTAGTTCGGTTTCAGGCTCAGACTATTCAAGAAATTATGCCAGCACAGGGTCCAGTCAAAACTCATATCTGGGGCAAGGCTACCCCTGAAAGAGAACAACAGGCAAAGCGTGTTCAAGAATATTTAAACTACCAGCTTATTGAGGTAATGACTGAGTACCGTTCAGAAACCGAAAAGTTGCTGTTTAGTCTACCATTAGCTGGTTCTGCATTTCGTAAGATTTACTTTGATCCTTCGTTGGGCAGACCTACTTCTATGTTCGTTCCTGCTGAGGACTTTGTAGTTGCATACAATGAGGGAGAGTTACAACATGCAGAACGATATACCCACGTAATGAATCGTAGTACTAATCAGATTAAAAAATTACAAGTTAGTGGCTTTTATCGGGATGTAGAACTAACGCCCTCCAATATAGAAAACAATTCTATCACAGATAAATACAATGAAATTGGAGGCGTCCGTCCGTCTTACGAAAAGGATGAGCGACACCAACTTCTGGAAATGCATGTAGATATAGATTTACCTGGATATGAGGACGAAGATGGAGTTGCGTTGCCATACGTAGTTACGATTGACAAAGGCAGCAACACCGTTCTTTCCGTTTATAGGAATTGGTCTGAGGACGATCCTAATAGAATCAAAAAACAACATTTCGTTCATTATGGATACGTACCTGGAATTGGATTTTATAACCTTGGCTTGATCCATATGATTGGTGGGCTGGCAAAATCTGCGACTAGCTTACTACGACAACTTGTCGATGCAGGAACATTGTCCAACTTACCAGGAGGCTTGAAAACTCGTGGACTCAGAATCAAAGGCGACGACACCCCCATCATGCCAGGAGAGTTCAGGGACGTGGATGTCCCTGGTGGTGCTATTCGTGACAACATCACCTTCCTTCCTTATAAGGAACCTAGTGGCGTCCTTTATCAGTTATTGGGTAATATCGTCGAAGAAGGAAGACGCTTTGCGTCAATGGCCGATCTCAAGATAGGAGACATGAATCAAGAGGCTCCCGTCGGAACTACTCTTGCAATCATGGAACGTGCCATGAAGGTGCAGTCTGCGATCCAGGCCAGAATACATGCCAGCCTAAAGCAGGAGTATAAGATCCTCGCAAGGTTGGTTAGGGATTATACAGATCCTGAATATCCCTATGAGACGGATGAGGGCGAAGGAATTAAACTTGAAGACTTCGATGACCGTATTGATGTCATACCTGTATCAGATCCGAATGCGAGTAGTATGGCACAAAGGATTATGCAGTACCAGGCAGCACTCCAACTAGCCCAGCAATCTCCAAACTTATATGACATGCCATTACTGCATCGTCAGATGATGAGTTTGATTGGAATACCAAACGCAGATCAGGTTGTACCAGTTCAAGAAGAGGTGCCACCGAAAGATCCCGTTACAGAAAATCAAGATATGCTTATCTTATCACCTGTTAAAGCATTTGAGTATCAAGATCATGATGCACATATGCGTGTTCACATGGCACTTAAGAATGATCCACAGCTTGCACAAGAAGTTCAGAACAGTCCTGCAGGTGGTGCAGTGAGTGGTGCGTTGGATGCACATGTTAGGGAACACTTGGCGTTTGTTTTCCGCAGACAGATAGAAGAAGAGCTTGGAATCACGTTGCCTTCTCAAAAGGAACCGCTTCCTGAAGACCTTGAGAAGAGATTGAGTGTATTGATTGCCGATGCGGCCGATCAAATGATGGGCAAGAAACAACAACAAGCCCAGGCAGAGAAATTTGCAGAGCAACAACAAGATCCGATTGTCCAAATGAGACAACGTGAGCTTGCAATACAAGAAATGGATGCACAAAGAAGACAGCAAACCGATGTGTCCAAGCAACAAATAGAACAACAGAAACTTTCAGCCAGTGGACAAGCATCGATGGCCAAGCTTGACCTTGATATGCAAAAATTAGAGCTTGAACGTGAGAAATTAATGAGTAAGGAGCGTATGGATGAGGCAGAGTTAGCCTTAGAAGCTGAAAAATTTGATGTAGGACAGGAAGTAGATGGTTATAAGTATGGCATAGGACAAGATAGAGGAGAATAAGTGAGTGAAAACGTCTTAGGACTGCTTAGAAAAAAGATCAGAGAGCAAATGAACCAGTTGGCAGACCATTTAGCACTTGGATCGGCCAAGGACATGGAAGAATATCGCAAGGTTACTGGCATTATTGAAGGATTGGCCTGGTCTGAGCGTGAAATCTTGGACTTAGAGGCTAATTTAGAAGATTAATAAAAGTTTTCGTAGTAAACAACGTTCATAACGGACGCAACAATTCAACGAGAGGTCAATATGACTACACTCGCCAAAGAAATAGAAAATCCTGTTATTGATGTCGAAGAAATTACATTCAAAGACGTTGATGACCCTCCCCGCACCGCAACCCAGCTACCAAAACCAAAAGGCTACAAGTTATTGGTCGCATTGCCCGAAATAGAGGAAAAAACAGAGGGTGGTATCATAAAATCCTCTAATTCCATGCATGAAGAGTCAATTTCCACGATAGTAGGCTATGTAGTCAGTCTTGGACCCGATGCTTACGCTAATTGGGGCCGATTCCCTACTGGTCCCTACTGCCAAGAGGGGGATTGGGTGCTTTTTCGAGCATTTAGTGGTACAAGGATTAAGATTCATGGTAAAGAGTTCCGCTTAATCAACGATGATACGGTTGAGGCGGTTGTTGAAGACCCTAGAGGCGTGGAGAGAGCATAATGAGTGAAGAAACTGGAAGAATGAGCGAAGAGGACAAGTTTTTGGGTGTAAGAACTACGATTGAACCCCCAGAGAGCGATAACCTGGAGGTTGAGATCGTCGCTGATGCACCTGTAGTGTCTGAATCAGGCTCAAACGAGCATGAAGAGCTATCGCAGTACAGTGAAAAGGTTCAAAAGAGAATCAATAAGGCTACTGCTCGCTTTCGTGCAGAAGAAAAAGAAAAACAAGAGGCAAGTAAGCTTGCAGAAGAAGCAGTGGGGTATGCATCAAATCTAAAAACAGAAAACCAACGCCTTGTTAACTTGGTCCAACAGTCGCAGAAGGCCCTGGATGAACAGTCTACAGGTCGGGCAGGTGCAGCCTTAAAGATATCAGAAGAAAACTTTAAAAGAGCATACGAGTCTGGGGACCCTGATATAATCGCACAAGCTCAAAAAGATTTGACACAGGCACAAATGGCTGAAGCCTATGCACCTAACTACAGTAAGCAAATTGTAGAATCGTGGCAGCAGGACATGATAGCCCAGGATAGGAGTCAGCAGAAGAATCAATCAGAGCAACCTCAAATACCTGAACCTGATCCCAGGGCACTGGCATGGCAAAAAGAGAATGATACTTGGTTTGGGCGGGATAAAGAGATGACAAGCTTCGCTTATGGAGTTCATGAAAAACTAACTGGGGAAGAGGGTATTGCCCCAGATACAGACGAGTATTATGCTAGAATAGACAAACGTATGAAAGAAGTTTTTCCTACGCAGTTCGGTGGCAATACGACGCAAGCAACATATTCCACTGGTGGAACCGTCGATGTTGATATCGGACAACGCCGCAGGGCGAACCCCGTGGTAGCACCGGCATCTAGGAATACTGGAGCCACACCACGCAAAGTAACACTAACGGAAACGCAGGTACGGCTTTCAAAACGACTGGGCCTAACGCCGCAACAGTATGCGACGCAACTAATGAAGGAGCAAAACTAATGGCTGATGAACGTAAAGCACCAAAGCCACGTGACCTAGAGTCTCGTGAAAATGAAATCCGTACCCAATCTTGGGAACCTGCGTCTATACTACCCGATCCAAGCCCTCAGGATGGCTGGGTTTTTAGGTGGGTTAGAACATCTATGGTTGGGCATATGGACAATACGAATGTTTCTAAGAAATTTCGAGAAGGATGGGAGCCTGTTAAGGCAGAAGATCACCCAGAATTACAAATTATGAGTGATCATGCGTCAGAATGGGCCAATAAAGGTGGAATTGAAGTCGGTGGTTTATTGCTCTGCAAGGCACCACAGGAGTCAGTAGATGATAGAAATGAATATTACAAAAAACATGCTGAGTCACAGATGCAAGCTGTCGATAACAACTATATGCGTGAGAGCGATCCTCGGATGCCAGTTCTCAAGCCAAATCGTAAAACTCGTGTAGCATTCGGTGGCGGAGGTCGCTGATGCTATAAATTAATTAAAGGAAATAATTATGGCTAGTACTACGGATGGAGCAGCACCGTATGGAGCTAGGCCCGTTGGTACATTAAGTGCGTCAGGCTCATATACGGGCAAGACTCGCAATTTACCGATAATTACCACATATAACACCGCTATTTTTAACGGTGACTTTGTCAAGATTGTAGCAAACGGCACGATTGAGATCGATGACGGAACTACTAGCTTGGCAGCTGTGGGAATTTTTATGGGATGCTCTTATACGGACCCAACAAGTGGACAGAAGACGTTTAGTCAACAATGGCCCGCATCGAACGCAGCAACAGATGCAATGGCCTATGTCCTAGACGATCCTGATGTCCTGATACAAATGCAAGCAAGCAGTGCGATGGAGACTGCGGATAGAGGCTCGAATGTTCAAGTTATACAGACGGCTGGATCTACCTCTATTGGTCAATCTAAAAATGCCGTCAATGGAGCAGTAGCACCTACCTTAACATTTCCCCTTCGGGTGATTGACTGGGTAGACGGACCTCACAGTCTTCCTCCAAAAGGAACGACCGCTAGTGATACCTATCCAGACGTTATTCTTAAGTTTAACGCTGCATCTAGCGGTACAGCATCTCCTCATTCCTACAACAACCCTACTGGGCTATAAGGAGATATTGATAAATGGCTATTTCAAGGGCACAATTACTTAAAGAACTGTTACCTGGGCTTAATGCTCTCTTCGGGATGGAGTATGCACGTTATGATGACGAGCATGGCGAAATCTATGAGACTGAAAGTTCAGATAGGTCCTTTGAGGAAGAAGTAAAGCTTTCGGGCTTCGACGCTGCTCCCGTTAAAGACGAGGGAGACGCAATCTCTTACGACGCTGCACAGGAGAGCTTCACGGCTCGCTACAACCATGAGACCATCGCCATGGGCTTCGCTATTACAGAAGAAGCTATGGAAGATAATCTCTATGATTCCCTGTCGGCTCGTTATACTAAAGCCTTGGCTCGTGCCATGGCTCACACCAAACAAGT